GACCACACCCTGCTGGACCATGTACCGAGCCTCTTTGACCTCGGGCACGATGTCCTCGTTGAGCCAGTCCCCCCACGCCCAGGCCCAGTCCTGGCCTTCGTGGTCGGGGCCGATGGTGAAGCCGAGGATGCGGCCCACGGTGACCGCACCTTGGTGTGAACCCGAGTTGACCTTGCGGTAGGCCAACGGCAGCGGCAGCGAGCGGTGCCCCATCGAACCCGGTTCGAACACCCGCGTCTTGGCGGGTTCACCAGTGGGGCGCCCGATGGGGGCAAGCGGGCCAGCCCACAGCGCGCCCATGTCTTGCATCTCACTGGCCGCCGCGAGCATGGCGTGCTCGCCAGGATGGCCTTTACCGGGCGGGGCACCCAGAGCTTTCTGGTGCAGGATGTTGCACAAGCCTTGAGGGTTTTTCGGGAAGTACTTGCGCAGTTGTCGCACGCACCGGTTGAAATCGTGCGGCATACCCCAGCGAATCTTCGCCGCGCCTTTACCCACCAGCCAGTAGCGCTGCAACGCCAGTGGCATCCCTCGGGCCGGGTTCGGGTCTACCATCACCGACCCCTCTCGTTAACGATGACCAGGTCGCATCTACAGTTGACCACTTCATCGGCCGGTGCTAAAGGGTCACCGGGGAAAAGAAGTGGAAAACCACCCACGTAGAAGGGCATGGTCAAGTCCACTACCGCACCATCCACGTCACGGTGGGTGGCCCGTACACGCTGATCGTGTTCAGTGTCCCAGCGTTTGCGCAGCATTCGACCGGTGACACGGGACTGTTCCATGCCAGCGGCGAGAGTTCCAGCGCCATAAGCACGGGTAACTTCAGTGGTGGCAATGGTGCGGGCGCGATTGGGCCATCTTTCGCTTGCGGTGAAGTTGAGAAGCGCGTCAATGCGCGCAGCCACCTGATCCAAATTTTCACCGGCATTCACCCCATCTGTTATCTCGGCAAAGACCAGGTTGTACACCTCGTCTGGGATGCGAACTAGCAGGTTCTGGGTTTGGGCGAGCTGACTCATAACGAAGGCGTGGCGGGACACCGGGGGGACATCAGTGGCTTCAGCCCAGGCACCCATAGCGATGCGTCCTAGGACGGTGATGATCGTGTCCACCTCGTCGTCCCACAACTGCTGAGTCGCCGCGACGCCAGACGGGTTGGGCATCAGCCGGTAGCGACGAAATGGGGCCATCACCAAGTCCCGAGTGGCGCTGAGCCACCGGGTCAGCGCTGCCGACACGACCCGGTACACGGTGGCCTCATCGTTGTCACGGGGCATCGATGAGCCCCCGTCGCTTCAACACATCGGCCAAGTGTTGAACCTGATGCGGCTGCCCCGACTCCAGCAACTGCATACAGTAGCCGTGCAACACCTGCTGAAGTTTATGAACATCCACATCAAGGTTGAGATGTGTAGCGAGGATCTCCAAATGATCCCAAGCCCCATTGAGCAGCTTGAGGGTTTTATCAGGGTCGGGCTTCATTTTGGTGTGGATTTCGTGGGACAGTACGGTGAAGTCGAGGCGATGGTAGTTTCCGGCCAGCCGTTTGCCGGCCACTTCCAGGGCCCGCAGTACAGCCGCGTTGGCGACCACGAATGTGGTGAGCTGGTTGGGTACCCCGGTGGGGGCCACCACGCCGGTGGGGGCGCCGGACGGGACACCTTTGCCCCCACCAGGTCCGGGTAGGGCGTTCTGGGCTTCCGAGTCGACTGGTATAGGGGCCGGGTTGACGGGCACGATCCCGGTGGGCGGGGGTGGCGGCGGGGGTGGCCCGGCACCACCGGGGCCAGTTGGCATGGGGGTAACGACTGTGTCGGGTGGCAGGATCTCGTCGGTGATGCCGACAACTTTGCGTACGGCGGGGATCTGGAACAGATTGGGGTCACGCAGCATCAACTCGCGCATGAACCGCTGGACGTCTTCGTCGTCGCTGGGTGCGTCGGAGTTCTTGTAGTCGCCGGCTAGGCGAACCGCTTGCGCGCTGACGATGTTCTTCTCGTACAGGTTGAGGGTGTCTTGGAGACGCTGTGGCCGTACGGTCAGGGGGGCAGTGTCGAACCAGTAGGCAAAGCGATCGGGGTCTTTGCCTTTGACGTCTTTGAGAGCGGGTCGTAGGTAGGCTTGGGTGAGGGCGTCACAGATACGGGTCATGAGGGGCTCAATGTGGATCTTGATTTGGCCTTCCATGATCTGCCAGGCGCCCCAGTGGTTGGCCTCCCCCGCCCCGGACAGGATGGATGGGTCCACGTCCATCGCCAAAGCGAACCGGCGAATGGCCTCCGAACGCAGCTCCATAGCCTGCTGAGACAACGTCGAGGCGAACTCCACATTACTGATCTTGCCGAGTGCCTCCATCGGCATCTCCACGAACATGGGTACCACGCCCGCCGCCGTGCCCTCCCCCTTCAATGAAGCAGACCCCAACCGAACGAATCGTTCAGTCAGGGCCTCCGCCCCCGTGATATCGGAGTCAATGTCAGGGAAGCTGGTCTCCTTCGGGATCGGCACCATACCGGCAGAGACCAGGCGTGAGTCGATCTGCGCGAAGACGTAGCGGGTCAACCGCTCAATCTCCCACAGCATCGGCATGGCGGCACGGGCTGGACAGTCAGCCCACATGCTCCGTCTCGGATGGGGGGTCCACACCCTGATGATGATGTCCCGCTCCGGGTTGAGCTTCTCCTTGCTACCGTCCGGCCACACAAACGAGACGTCGCCCCCGTAGCGGCGCAGCTCGGAACAGGACACCACCGCCCAGTCGTCTTCCTCAGGATCATCGGTGGAGCGACCGATGATGTAGCAGGCGCCAGCCACAGTCAGGTTGACACCAAGCATTCGCAATGCCTCAGATTTGGCGGTGGGGGAACCGAACAGGGTGTCGGCAAGTCCGACCACCTTCTTGTCAGTGGATTCCTGCTGGATGCGCCCGTTGTCGTCTACGTTGGCAACATAGATACGCACCCGGGAGCAGGCCGATCCGATCCAGTTGGCGAGGAAGTGGAATTCACCGATCAGGTCGTAGAGACGCCATGTCTCCTGCTGCCACGTTTCGTCACCGAACTTGTAGGTGCGCCAGCCGCCACCTTCTAGGGAGGTAATGCGCGCGGCGGAAGCAACAAGGGACTCTGGCGCCACGTGTGGGACCGCCAGGTCCCTGCTCTTACGTTGCCCCCGCAGGTTCATTACTTCTCACGCTCCAAGATCAGTCCAGTGACTAGGCTAGCTGCGGGAACAGCAAGTCCGGCAAGCACCCACCGGTTAGGCCACACCACAGCTGGTGGCATGACAAGCGCGGCGACCCACATGGACGTGCACCAAGGACAGTGGGCCCAGTAGCTGGCTTTCGAATCGGCCCCGAACCGGTGTACCACCCACCGTCGATAGCCGACCATGATCTCGTCGTTCACGAACAGCCGCGTCAGGCGGGTCACGGCCGCTACTGCCACGACGAGGATTACGACCAGCGTCATGCCCTATAGCTTAAGGGGAAGATCTACGCAATAGGTAGATACAAAAATGCTCTAAATTTCTGTTAGACGAGATTCTCAAGGTTGGTCACGCTGTAGCCGGACGGGTCAATGTTCCAGGCATACCGGGACGGGTCCGCGATACGCATCCGCTTCTTCTCCCCAGCCATCAGCTGCAACGAGGCGTGGACCATGGCATCCATGCGGTCCGGCGACTCTCGGGTGGACTCCGGGTCGAACAGAACCATCTGGTTTTCCAGCTGCTCCCACTCGCCGACCAGGTGTAGACGACCCTGTTCGCTGCGCATAGCCACCGGTTCGGCCCGGGTTTTCTTGCCATGACGGGCATGGACTGGCTTCATAGGTGCGGTGGTGTAGCGGGGGAACAAACCTTCCTCGACCAGCTCTTGGTAAGCGTCCTGGAGGACTTCTTGCAGGAACCGTTTGCCGAGGTTCTCTTCGTAGACGAGGAAGTCGGCGCCGAACTCTGCCACTGCCCGCCAGGCTGCCAGGGATGCTGCCCTTCCGGAGTACGGCACGGTGCGATCAGCCAGAACATATTGATGATCGTCTTTGGAACGGCTCATCACGACGATCCCAGTCTCGGCCTCTTCGCCGGTAAGGTTCGGGTCCATCCCGACGATGGTGGAGATGATGTCCTGCTCATCGACATAGGCACGGGTAACCCGGTTCTTGACGATGTCCATCCGCTTGAAAAGGCCACCGCCGGACAGCTCCAGTAGCTTGCCATACAGCTCCTGCTCGCCCAGGGCAGTGCCCTCGTACCGTTTACGTAGTTCCGCCAAGACGTGACGTGAAAGGTTCGTTGCGTTGTCAAATGTTGATCCGGTAATAACATGAACGGAGCCGTCGTCGCGGGCCAGCCACTCGATGAGCAGCTTGATCGGCTTGGGGGTCGTGGTGACAAATGCACGTGGGTGATCATTGATGAGGTCAGCCCGCAGTGCTGGCATGAGCCCCTCGTACCAGGTCTCATACGGTTTGACCCACATGGCCATCTCGTCACAAAGGGCACCGGCGGCGTTGTATCCACGCCCTGTGTCCGGATCGTCTGCGCCCTCCAGATAGATCTTGGCACCGTCCGGGAACAGGACCATCGGTCGTGGCGACTGCTTGTATCGATGCTCGATACGACGCCGGTTGAGCACGTTCAAGATCCCTGACGGACCTTCGGCGTTGATGGTGCGGGCATCGGCCAAGGTGTTGGCCACGACCAGCCACTCGGTGGGTACCCCATGACGGTCAAAGGGGTGCTTTTCGACCCTGTCCACGATCCACTCGGAGCCCGAACGGCTCTTGCCAGCGCCCCGACCGGCCATGTACAGGTAGATCAGCTCGTCACCTTCAGGTGGGATCTGCTCCGGACGGGCCAGGAACCACCACTCGCCCCGGATCATCTCCTCCAGCACGCTGGCCGGTAGCTGGGCAAGCCACGGCTCCCTGATCTCTACCGGGACCAGGGCCAACCGTTCTGCCAGGCTGAGCGCCATATGATCACTTTAGGTGGAAACTGAAACTGTCACACCCTCCCCCTACCGTCTTCCCAGTGGGGATCTGTGAGGTCTATCCTGCGAGAAGTCGGAAGGGAGAGGTGGGTGTCATGAGTCTGGACGACGTGTACGAGTACTACCTTGCCCAAGACGAACAGGCTGGCCGGGATGCCATCTCCTCCGGCGCCCTGCTGGAGCTGCGCACCAAGCTGGGGGTGAGCCGCAGCTTCATGTCTGAACTGCTTCAAACCTCACCGGCGGCGTACCGGCTATGGGAACGTGATCCAGCCGAGGCGATCATGATCCGCCCACTCACCGCTGGCAGAATTGGGCGTTTCTACAACAGAGCACTCAAAACAATCGAACAGTTCGAGGACGCCGGGTACCAACTCAACGACGTCACCCCACTCCACCACTACGCCGAACAGAAAGGCACGCCCCTGGAACGTCTGATGGTGGAAATTCGACAAGGTCAGCTCAACGCAATAGACCTGGGCATCCTCGGCATGTGGGTACTCAAAGACCAAACCACGGAGCGAGTTGCGTGAACTGCGTGGTATGCAACACCGAAATGATGGTGGTACCCGGCGAAGAAGACCGGATCAACCACCCCACCTGCCCCATGTTCACGGAACCTTTCGACGAAGACCCCCTGGCCCGCAAACTACGCGACGACCTCATGACCATCATCTTGGACGCGGCCAACAACGACCCAAGAACCCTGCAAAAGAGCCTCGGCCCCTCAGATCTGGGCACACCCTGCGACCGGAAGATCGCCTATCTGCTAACCGAAACCCCGGCGGTGAACACCCGCACCGACCCGTGGCCAGCAACCGTGGGTCAGGCCATCCACATGTGGTTGGAGAAAACGTTCCGTGATCAGGCTGGCTGGACCACGGAACGCAAGTTGCAGATCGGTGAGTTCATCAGCGGCACTTCCGACCTGTACCACGACGAGATGGTGATCGACCACAAGTCGGCCGGACCCGACGTCATGAGAAAGATCCCCAAGGACGGCCCGCCACCCGAGTATGTGGTGCAAGTCCAGCTGTATGGGTACGGATACCGGCTGGCCGGTATGCCGGTCAAGAAGGTCGCCTTGGCCTTCTACCCCCGCTCCGGATGGCTGTCCAACATGTACGTATGGGTGGGCGACTACAGTGAAGAGGTGGCACTGGCGGCATTGGACCGGATGTACCGGGTCGCGGCTTCGGTGCTGGACCTCGACATAGCCAGCAACCCCCACCGCTTCCAACAGATCCCCGCAGTGGCCTACCAGTGCGGCTTCTGTCCGTTCTATCGGCCCGACATGGGCCCCGACCAGTCAGCGGACAATTTCGGCTGTCCCGGCAGCTGAACCCAAGTACCAGAACACGAACCAGAACAAGGAGATCGCGACATGACGCAACCTTTCGACGAACCGGCCCCCACCACCGGCGTCCTGATGCCACCGAAGGAGATCGTTGGCAACTTGCTACTCGTGTGGGCGGTCGACTACATCGCCGACTCCCCCACCAAGTACTCCCGCCCCGACAAGCCCTCCGACGTGATCATCGTAGACGTGGTCAACTTGGACTGGCTCGACGAGCCCACCGGTCAATACGGGGTTCTCGGGCAACGGATCTGGTGGCGCAATGCCAAGTTGATCCAGGCCCTGCGACCCCGCATCGACTCGCCCCGGCCCATGCTGGCCTGGATGGTCCAAGGTGTGGCCACCATGGGCAACCCCCCGTTCGAGCTGCGTTCCGCCACTCAGGATCCGGAAGCGGTGGCCCGTGGTTCCAAGTGGCTGGTTGAGCACCCGAACTTCGTCAAGTCGGAGCGCTGGAAGCAGCAGGACCCCACCGCTGCCCCGGTAAGTCCGCCGGTGAGCACCACCGTGAACACGGCCGCCCACGCGCAAAGCACCTTGCAGCGGATGGCGGCCCAGGCCGATCGTGGCGCAGCGCGGCTCATGGGGCAGACGCCACCCCCGCCTCCCTACCCGCCGCAAAGCCCGGAGGCGCCCTTCTAGCCGAAGGGTAGTGGAAGGTTTCGCCTACGATTTTGAGGTTAGATGTGGCCAACTGGCCAACAGATCGTAGGCGAAACTTTTCAGAGGTCGAAAGGTCCGTGTCGGGGCTAGCGCATTGGGGCCAACTGGTGGATGATGTCCACACTGCCCTGTCTTCCTGCGCGTCGGGCACCCTCTTAACCAACAAAGTGAAGGGCCCCTATTCCCGCCAACAGGAAGGGCCCTTCACCTTTAGGAGGTATCAGTGCCCACAGTAGCAGAGGTAGCACGGATTTGGAACTCGGCCGGCGTGTCCACCATCCCAGTACTCAACGACGGGACCAAAAAGCCGGCCATCCGATGGGGCCAGTACCAGGTAGAGCTACCACTGTCAGGGCAATTGGATGAATGGTGGGGCAACGGGCACGCCAAGCTCGGCTTGGCGCTGATCTGCGGCGACGTGTCCGGCAACATGGAAATGACCGAGCTTGAAGCCGACGCCGCCAAAGGCACTCTGCTCATCCACATCCAAAACGAGCTGGACGAACTCGGCTACGGCTACGTCTGGGACAAGTTAACCGGACCTGACGGGTACATGGAGTGGACCCCTTCGGGTGGCATCCACTGGCTTTACCGAATTACCGATAATTCGGTTCCCGGTAATACGAAAATTGCCGTCAGCGAGACCGGGAAGGTGCTGTCCGAGACCCGAGGTGAGGGCGGGTACGTCATTGTCGCCCCCACCAGTGGCCTGGTGCACCCTACCGGGGACTCCTGGTCGCTGGCCTCCGGTGAGTACGGCCAGCTGTTGGGGTTGTCGTGGCGGGAACGCTGTGCGTTCCATGAGGCGCTGACCATCGTCCTTGACCGTCGTGAAAAGCCTCAGACCCCGGCCCCACTGCCTGTCCTTGCCTCCCCAGGTCCAACAAGCAGTGGGGCCGGTTCACGTCCAGGAGACCTGTGGGCCCAGCAGGTCACGTGGCGTGACCTACTGGAGGAGGACGGGTTCCGCTACTCGCACAGCACCGGCGAGGAGGAGTACTACGCTCGCCCTGGTAAGGACCCCCGGCTCGGCCACTCGGTGACCGTGAACTATCGGGGCTCAGACTTGCTGAAGGTGTTCTCGTCGAACATTGCCGAGCTGCAACCAGACATGACCTACTCGAAGTTCGGGTACCTGGCCGCGTACCGCTATGGTGGCAACTTCTATGCGGCCACTCAGGCCCTGGTGAGCAAGGGTTTCAGCGGGTCTTCACCTGGTAGCTCGGTGGCGGTACTGGACGAGTTCATACCGACGACACCGACACGGGTTGGTGGTCGGCCCAGGGTGGTGCGGGATGATGATGCTCTCGGCAAGGACTTCATTCACTGGCACTTCGAAGTATTTGGATACTTCCCTATCTTCAACTACCACACGAACATGTTCATGGCATGGGACGGGCGCAAATGGTCACCCGACTACAAAGGCGTGACCGTGGATCGCTACTTCGATTTCACTGAGCAGCGCTTAAACGAGGCCGAGACAGCGAACAACGAAACTGAGCTGAAGTTCTGGCGACGGACCCGGTTCATGGCCCGATGTGATGCGGTGATGCGCAGGCTGAAGTCGCTGAAGGGGGTCAGTCTCGGCGGGGAGGAGATGGACACCGACCGTCATCTACTCAATCTGCACAATGGGACATTCAACCTGAAAACTCGCACCCTGGAGCCACACAACCCCGACAACAAGATCACCCGAGTGATGGCTGCCGCCTACGATCCGAAGGCCGAAGCCCCCCGATTCCGACGTTTCATGGAAGAAGTCCTGCCCGACCCTGAGACCCGTAGATATGTGCAACGTGCCATGGGCTACACCCTGTTCGGTGACTCCGACCAGCGGGCCATGTTCCTCATCTACGGGCCCTCCGGCACCGGCAAGAGCCAGTTCATCGAGTGCATGCGGATGCTGTTCGGCGACTACGCGGTGACGGCGCCCCCCGGCACCTTTAAGGCCAGCCGAGACAAGGGGCCCACCCACGACCTGCACCAGCTGCGTGGGCGCCGGTTCGTGTCCAGCTCGGAGACGGCCGAGTCGACCGCGTTCGACGAGGACATGCTCAAGCGTCTGACCGGCCGCGACGAGCTGACCTCCCGTGACCTGTACGAGAAGCACCAGTCATGGGTACCGGAGTGTTCGATCTGGATCGCCACCAACCACCCACCCCGGTTCAACTCCGACGATGGTGCGATCTGGCGGCGGGCCAAGCTGATCCCGTTCCTGACCGAGTTCACCCGTGACGGTGAGCACAAGGAGGAGCCGGACCTGGCCCGCAAGGTGCTCATCAAGGAGGCTGACGGGATCCTCAACTGGCTCCTGGAGGGCCTCTACGACTTCTTGGAACACGGGTTGGGCGAGCCGGAGCAGATCCTGGCGGCGGTGGCCGAGCACCGGTCCCAGTCGGACCAGGTGATGCGCTTCATTGAGGAGACCGTGGACGAGGGGGTGCTGGAGCTGGCACCTGAGACCAAGATCCGGGGCAGGGAGTTGTACCGGATGTACACGGAGTGGCTGAAAGACACGGGGGAACGGGCCCTGGGCCAGCGCCGATTCGTACACCGACTGGAGTCGGGACGACTAGCCTTGCAGTACGTGCGGGAGGCCACCGGTCGGGTGTGGCGGGGTATTGGTCGCTGCACTGGGGTGAGCATTTTGGGCACCATGATGCCCGCACTCGACTAATCATCCTAGGACGCTTGTCATTGTTGACGGGGTGCGCTACTGTCGCACTCAGAACCCCAGGGGTCCCCTGGGACCGGACGACGGGAGGAGTCATCAGAGTGAAAGTGGAGTCGGTTCTCATTGCCGACATCAAGATCTCTCGTGACCTTGAACAAGGTGATGACCTCAGTGGCCTTGAGGCCTCCATAGCACACCTGGACCTCAAGATCCCGGTACTACTGGATCAGGACAACCAGCTCATCGACGGACTGCGACGTATCCGTGTCTATCAGAACAACGGAAGACAAGCTATCGCATGCGTGAGGTCTGCAACCTTCGACCAATCAATTGCACACCTGAGAAGGACACATGAGCACGGTGTGCAGGAACGACCCGTTTCACCGCGCCGCATCTTCCTCCTGTACGGGGACCTGTACGACCAGATCATGGCACGGATGATGGCCGGCCGAGAGGCCAGACGGGGCAAACCCAAGCACCTACGAGACCCGATAGGACCAACTCGCCCTCTCATTGCAAAGGCGGTGGGATCCACGGAATCCATCCTCAACCACTCGCACACCCTGTACAGGCGGGCCCTCCTCAACAATGAGGAAGGTCGTATAGCAGCTGAACTTGCGGCACAGGTGGATAGTGGAGAACTGACCATACATGCGGCGGCAGGAAGACTGAAAATGTACAAGAGGGTGGGTCGCCATGGTGGCACTGAGCAGGAACAACGACAACTGATCAATGGTCTTCTGATCCAGGCAACTGGTGTCGTGAACGCATTCGACAGGATCGGACACATCCGGCCAGGAATCACCACGGAGGAGATCGACAACTTGACAGCGGCACTCGCCGCGATCAAGGGGAAGGTAATGATCTTGGGCAATCGCCTGAGGAAAGAACGAAAGGAACGAGAGAATGGCTGAAGCGGCGAAAGAACTCCCGCACTACACCGAGGAAATGATCCCGGTCTCCGACCTGGAAACAGACCCCCTGGTGCAGCGTCCCCTCGACCTGCACAAGGTCGAGAAGATGAAGCGGAACTTCAGCTGGGATGCGCTGGGCACCATCACGGTGTCGCGACGGCGCACCCCCAACGGCACCAAGCGCGTCGACATCATTGTCGATGGGCAGCACCGGTGGCGCACCGTCCAGGAAGTAACCAGCAACGAAGGTGCCATACCATGCCGCGTGTTCGAGGGCCTGACCCTCAAGCAGGAGGCACAGCTGTTCCTGGACCTCAACTTCACCACCAAGCCCCGCGTCATCGACAAGTTCAAGGTGCGCGGCACCGCCGAGGACGAGGCGGCCCTGGAGATCTCCGACATGCTGCGGGCTCGCGGCTGGACGGTGTCCCCGCAGGTCGGCAACGGCAACGTGGCCGCCGTGGCGGCGGTGGAGCGCATCTACCACCTGTCGAAGAAGCTGGACGCCGAGCCGAACCTGGTGGAAGCCACCATCTTCGTCATCTCCAAGGCCTGGGGCAACGACCGCTACGGTGTCCAAGGTGCCCTGTTCGAGGGTATCGGTCGGCGGCTTACCGAGCATGGTGACCTGGTGGACCTGCCCACGCTGGCGGACAAGTTGTCCGGATACCCGGGTGGACCGTTCGCCTTCCTGGCGCAGGCCCAGCAGTGGTCCAAGATGAAGCGGATCCGCATCGTCA